GTGGAGTAACTGAAGCGACTGAAGTCAACTCTCTCCCTGGGCCTTGGAACCCCACAAAGTGGTCCGAGACTTCAGACTTCACTTCTGGAGTCAGGTAGAGTCAACTGAAGTCAGACCGACCCTGTAGACGATAGAGGCCATATAGTAGTTGTAGGACCCTCAATCATCCTGACCGCTATGGGTATACCAGATGGGTCCAAGTAGGAGTCCTGAGCAACTATGATAATGCCGCTACAATGACCCACTGGATTCCCAGGATGAGCGTGGAGGGTCTGCTGGTGCAGGCGGAGTGGGCGGGACCCCTCAGCAGTCCAGGACGACTGAGACGGGCCTGTGGTCGCTGGGACGTAGGCCCCGGTCGCTGTGGTTGACGTCCGAGTTGAATCGGTCATATGCCTCGGTCTCAACCTTACAGGATCCCTGCCTGACGGAGACTGAGGAGGACACGAGGATGTGGTCCACGAGCTCCTCGGTAAGCTTCCCATCCTCCAGGGGGTCCGGGAACCTAACCGTCCATGCCGTCTCCAGGTTCTCGGGCGTCATGGCGTGGTGCAGGCAGCTCCTGGGCTTGAGGAAGGAGCCGACGAGCTCGTCGAGGATGTCATACAGGAGAAATTCCCGCTCCATGAGGTCCTGAAACGGACCGTCGTTGAAGTCACCCATGACAACGAGCTCATTGTTAGACTCATTGAGCCATGAGTCGATGTACCTACGCAGCTGACCGAGCTCACCAGAGAGTTTCTGCCGCGCGTTGAGCGCATCGAGTACCGCCTCCTCGTCGCGTCGATCCCACTGCTCCTTGGTGTGGAGCTTGGAGAATTTCGACTTGGTGTGAACGATCACCAGCTCGGGTCCTCCGGATCCGAGCTGGAGTACTAATGGTACTCGATCAAAGTGGTGCCTCTTCCTGTCTCCTGGGCGGTAGCCGAGCCAGGGGTAGTAGAAAAAGTCTGAGGACAGGAGGGGATCCACAGGGAATATTTGAGTAACAGAGTTACTCAAATCCTTCCGAACCAGCGCGTAGACCGACTGCCTCCGCTCGTTGGACTGATAGACCACATACCTGCCTTGCAGGTATGTACTCACGAACAGCTCCATCTGGGCCTTGAGTGGTGGACCCTCCTGGATGCCAATGACGTCAGCATTGACGTCATTGACGACCCCAGCGATGCGCTGGCAAAGCCCAGGGACGTCCCGCACGGGGGCCAACACTATTCCTCCAGCCTTTTTCCCTGAAAAAGACGGAGGAATAGTGCCGTCCCACTTCTTCCACTGGTCACCGAAGCAACTACAGAACCACTCTACGTTGAACGTGGCTATCTTCATTGTACGAAGTGCCTGACTCCATACCACACCGCGCCGAGCATGCTTGACAGGAGGATGAAGACCAGGGCGTAGAACGCGTGGTTCTTGATGGTCTCCAGGTTCTTGCGGCAGGTGTGGATGAAGAGGAAGTCTGCCTGTACCTCGATTGGCTCCTTGATATCCACGCCCAGGGCGAGGAAGGTCTCGGACACTGTTTCGCGGATGAGCTGTCGGAGCTCCTCCTTAGTCAGAACCACACGCTCTCGGCTCACATCTTGCACCTCCAGAAATCGTGATGCCTACTCCTTACCTTATATTATATCCTCATGAGGTCGGCGGAGTGGAGACTGCGTAGTAGACCTGTACCCGGACTTGGAACGTTGTTGAGCTGTCGCTCGGGACGATCGTCGGATTATCTGCACCGTCGGTCGTCTCGATGGTCAGCGTATTCGCCTGCGGCAGGCCGTAGGGTCCTGCGTAGGAGCCGTCCCCGGCGACGAACGTGCTCTTGCCGGTTGCCACGGCTACGCCGACGTTGTCCACGACAGCGTCGTGGTTGGCCGAGTCCTTCGTGGTCCAGAAGGCGTTCCAGTTCGTGGGTGGTGTGGTGCCGTCTATGCTCTGCACGACCTTGTAGGAGACGTCCTGCACGACGGCCCCGGCCGGGAGGCTGATCGTCGAGGAGGCCTGGGAGCTCACGCCCTTAGCCACCGTGACCAGCTCGGATACTGAGTGGTGTGTCATGATGCCACCGCTGCCGGCGCTGACTATTGCTCCGGCGAACGTCGGAGTGGAGTTCGTCTTCACCGCCTGGTCAAACCAGTCACTCTTCCACCCTCCTGTGTCGTTGAAGACCGTGTCTGTGAGCCAGGTCTTGAGCGCCGCGTCCCACGTGTCTACGTTCGATCCGTTCGCTGGCCAAGTAGCCATGTCTTACCTCCCGAATTTCCCAGTCCCGAAGCCGAGTCGGCCGAAGCCGCCGATCTTCCAGTACTCATTGATGAAGATGAGGACAGCGTATGCGTCCGTCGTGACACCGGGCGCGTCAATCTTGAGGAGGACCTCGTCAGAGGTGGTGCTGTCGTCGTGCCGCACCTCGATCACGTCGCTGGCCACTACTCCTGCCAGAGTACCGGTCGTGTCCCCCGTGGCAACCACCGTCGTGAGTGCCCCGCCGTTGACCTTGACCTGCAGGTCCGCGTCGAGCGCTGCACTCAGCGTGAAGCCGTAGCTTCCGCTTACCGGTGCCGTCCACGGCAGGCCTATCTGTCCCGTGTCGAGGACACCCATGAAGAAGTCATCCGTCAGCGCGGAGACGACCGTCGCCGTGTGCCTGAGATCCTGCAGCGACACGTAGGTGGCGTTATGCCTGGTCCGGACACCGACCTCGAGATCAGTCGGGCAGCCCACGCAGTACCGCAGGACCTTCACCAGGACCAGAGCCAGGGAGGCCGTCCCGCTGTTGTAGGGTCCGGCGTAGACCTCAGTCCCCCCGACATAGAGCACCACGCAGTACTGTGTAGAGTTGGCAGCAGGGAACGTCGGGTCAAGGGTCTCAGCATCCACGGCTAACTGCGAGACCTCGTCGTAGATCCTCCAGTCCCTGCGGTTGAACGTCAGTACCACTCCTCCGTCTATGTTGACGGAGGAAGGGAACTGCGAGCTGTTGAGCGCGAGCAGGGAGGGTGGGTATGGCTTGTCCTCGCGGTAGGTCAGAGTCTTCGGCACCGCTGTGACGTCTCCCGGAGCCATGGAGGTCTCTGGGGAGGACGGGATCAGCTTTACGCTGACCGTGGCCCCCGGCGTCAGGGAGTTGTCGTTCAGGTCCGCCCCGAGGCTGACCAGCCAGACCGCCTCCCCGTCTATGTGCACCGCCTGGGCGGTGTCGCAGAGGCCTCGGTAACAGCTCACCAGCTGGAGACCTCCGGTTGTGCTCACCACGGAGGTGGGTGCCACCAGCTCGTCGCCGATCAGGATGAGGTTCGTGAGGTTCTGCCCGACCGTGGCTGCGGAGGCCGCGACGAACTGGCTCACCTCCACATTGGAGGTAAGGATGCTGATCGTCGTGGTCTGCTGGGTGATGTTGCCGTCCAGAGCACCCAGGGGAGTCAGTTTGTCGACGACCCCGGAGGCCACTCCGTTGATCTCTATGTTGAAGCCGCTGGCCCCGTCGTACTGGTCAGCCGCCATGCACCAGAGTCGTGTGGTGTCGGTGAGCTCAGCCCGGCGGACGATGGCGTGGGGGGCCTCATCGGTTCGCTTATTCGCGAATTGAGCCATGACTATGGTTGGCTGGACCCACCCAGAGGACGGTGCGGAGAAGGCTCCGACGGCCGAGGCGAATATGTCCTGCATGAGCTCGATCTCGATCGTGCCCTGGTCCGCGCTCCCGGAGTTGATTTTCGTGATCCGCATGGCGATCGGCGCGTCGACGTCGTAGTCGTACTTTACGGCCATGCCAGCATAGCCGTACCACATTGACCGATCCGTCCTCACGCGGGCTATCGCCAGCGGGTAGGACATGCACCGGAGCTCCCGCCAGGCTATGTCGTTCGCCAGCGCAGCTGTGCGCACGCCAGGCGTACTGATTGTCGTGGGGACCCGCTTGCCCTGGATTGCCATGTTGGCGAGGTCCTGCGCCGGCATGGACCCATCCTTGTAGGAGTTGGCCCGGTTGTTGAACTCTATGTTCACTTGGTTCGTGCTCCCCGTCCACGTACCCTTGCTGAACAGCATGCACTCCACGACGTTGCACTCGTCGAGGGTGGGGAGGTCATCGATGTCATAGTCACCACGGACCATCTCGACTTGCCACTGTCCTGTGGCCGCGTTCAGGTGGAAGTGGCAGTTAGTCTGCTGCTCGATGATCTTGATGATGTCCGACGCCTTCCCAGCGGAGTCGCGCAGCCAGCTGAACCCATTCCCCTCTGCGGCCAGCGTAGTCGCGGCAGTGGTGAAGCTCGCCAGGTCGATGTCCACGGTGTCCGCGTAGCCGTAGACATCATGGAAGATCTCGTAGGCCACGTTCATGGGGTTCGCGTCATCCTCAGCACCCACCTTAGGATTACCGAGACCCAGGCCGTTCGGCACTCGCTCCACCTCGAAGTACCACGGAAATGGGTCGGTTCGCTCCCCGATGTATCCGTCGAAGACGCAGTAGCACATGTTCCTGTACGCCGGGCACGGGGTCTGGAAGCAGGAGAGTAGGTCGTCTGGCAGCTGCGTGGAGTCACCAGGATGGAAGTGCAACACCCCGGATGGCACGTGGCCATAGGCATAGGCTACCGTCTTGATGCCGCTAAAGAAGTTGATGATGATCGACAGCCACGTAGGCCAGTGCGGGTCTCCAACATACTGGGGTGGTTTGTTTATGTCGACGTCACCCTCCGCCGACTGTGTCCCGGACCACACGAGGGTCTCACCGTACCACACTTTGCGGAGTATGGCTGGCCCACGGCAGAGGCCGAACTGGATCGTCATCCAGTAGTGGTAGCCGACGGTGGTCTCGGCGAAGAAGCCGGACGACACCTTCTTGGCCTTCTGTCGTAAGTTCCCCCACCATAGGACGTTCGGCCCGCACTGCTTTACCTTACCCCAGATCCACGGGATGCGCCGGTCCTCAGAGGTCGTCGGGAAAGTGAAGTCCCCGAGCTTGGACTTCTTGACCGAGTTATCCTTCGCCGCCTGGGCAGCTAAGAGCTGACTCGCCGCGAACGTCGCAGTCCACAGGATAAACACGAACCAGAACATTATGTGATCCCCGTCTCAAATGGGTTCTTTACCGGGATGAACGGGCACCCACGGAAGTTATGTCCGCTCTCACTACCGCTGGCACCAAACTTCGAGATGCAGACAGCATGACTGTGGTCGCAGCCAGCGTATACCCTCACCGTCTGCCCCACCATGCTCACGGTAAACGGTAGGATCAGCGTGAGGTCATCGCCACTCTGCGCAAGGATCTGTCGGTAGTCGGTAGTCCCCGCGTGGGACACGTACCCCGGCAGCGCCCACCCTGCCCCCTTGGCGATCGCGAGGCCACCCACGGTGATGATGTTACTACTGACGACGGTGACTGTGCCGTCGTAGTAGTTGGCCGTGTTGTCCTTGTCTACCCCGCAGTGTGTGTCGTATAGGAAGTTCTGGCACTGCGGCGCGAATGTCTCGTCCGGGATTTCCTTGTCGAAGGAAGTGATGATCGACTCCAGATAGAGCGTGGCCGTTGTACCGTCTCTCGACACGGAGACGCTCTTGACCATCCCCTTGTATATGACTCTGAGGCTGGCTGGGTTGTCCTCCCGATCCAGCCAGTATACCGTGATCGTGGTCGTCAGCCCAGGGGGGATGCTGCGGTAGAGATGGGGATACGCGTGGCTGGCCGGGATGGTGATCTCGAGCGGTCCCTCCCCGTCCGTGATGTCCCCGCGCGACACACCGGCCTGCGGGGCGAACGTACCGAGGCCGCTGACCGTGACTGAGTCAACAGAATTGTTGACCTGCCAGGTCGTCGTCCCCAGGGCTATCGTGTATAATTCAACTGGCATCATGGGGCGATGTATCCGGAAACCGTGATCGAGTGCGTCGTGACTGTAACCGACGTGATACCCAGATTCTTGTTGGCCGTCAGTTTCAGAGGCGTGGCGAACTGCATGACACAGGGACCGTTGATAGCCAGGAAGAGAGTACTGAGGACATCAGTCGCCGCGCTGGCGGTATCCTCGATCAGCTTGATCGTCCCTGCGGTGGCCCCGTTGGAGATCACGATGTCTGTGATGTAGAGGCTGAGACCAGACCCCGGTGCTGCCTTCACCTCCGTCTTGGTCTGGGCGGCGGCATAGGCGGCAGTGGCTCGCCAGAAGTTCGGATGCTCACCCTCCACGAGGAGCCGCCCGTAGAGGTCGGTGCGGAGGTTTGTCCGATCGTCCTCCGCTACGGCGGTCCCCGGCACGGTGCCGTCCATGTTGATGGCCTTGCCACCGACCTTGACCGGGTTGCCAGCGTCGGCGGTGCCGTGGGCCACGTCGCCCCCAGCGACTACGGCGTCGGTCGTGGCCGGTGTGGTGTGGTCGATGGAGACCTTACCGATGTATGTACCGGCGGTGATGTTATTGGCCGGAGCGACTCGCAGGGCATTCGCCTTGACCCCGATGTCCGCCGCGATCATCGTCGTCGCGTCCGCCGCGCCGTCTGCCAGCTTCACCTTCTGGTAGTGGGCCGTGCCGCACTGGTCAGTAGCGACTATAGTACCAACGCCCTGTGTCACTGTCAAGTTATCAGCCATACGTCAGTCCTAAACTGAGTCACTCCGGGATGCCCGGCTCAATGACCGGAGAGTACGCGTGTACCACCGGTACGTCGCACGACGCCCAACCGAGGGCGTTGATGTGCCGGATAACTATGTCGTCGGAGTCCAGACGTACGAAGTCCAGGTAATCGATCTTCTCGACCTCAGTGACCTGGATCGTGTACGGCCATGCAGCATCGACCGTTAGTCGTTCGGTGGCTCCGTCGATAATCTGAGAGGCCAGGACAGTCCTTGACAGCACCACTCCGCTGGTCAGGTGGACACGTAACTCAGCGCGCCTGTCCTGCACGAACTCAGTGTATCCACACCGTTCTATGTCCAGCACTGACTGGGATGCGGTCAAGGTCGCATTTGGCGTGAGCTCCTCGGAGAAGGTGGAGAGCCAGAATGCCCTGGCCCTTCCCTGGAGTCGGTACAACTTCTGCCGGAGCGCCCATAGGTCTGCGCGGTTGCGGGTGCGGAATGAGAGCATCGACCCTTTGTCACTATGGCTGAGGATGACGGTCTGTGAGATCAGGCCATATCCACCATCGTTCCGATAGAACGGACGTGTGATCGTCTCCTGCTGGGGCACCGCATAGTTGACGTCAGTGATCGACAGTTCTCCATCGTAGTACGGCGTCAACCCCAGGTCGTTGTCCACTGGACTGACCTGCGCCTTCAAGTCATACAGTGTGTATCTGTACTGCTTGGAGACGTTGATGCTGTCCGCCCAGGCCGGATAGACGGGGATGATTTCCGCGCCCACCGGCATGGATCGCATGGCCACGCCGTCAAAGGATATCTGGGCATCGGACACCGAGGCAACCTTAACCGTGTCGAAAGTGCCGTCAACCTTGATGAGCATGGCCCAGTAGCCAGCCAGGAATTGGGAGTAGGCCGTCGAGGTCACGTGAGCGTGATCGTCGCCTGGTGCTACGGCGGTAGTGAGAAAGACGGACTCGTGCCAGTAGGGTACTGACATCCCATCCATCGCGCGGTCGTATAGGTAGCTCTCCATCCACTGGCGCTGGTCGGTGATGTTCAGCTCAAAGACGTGGCGAGGGCACTTCCGCAGGGCGATCCGCTGCTCGGTCCCGTTCAGCCGTCGATGGACCTGTGTCGAGAACTGCAGGCACTCCACCAGTGGGGCCTCTGGCCTCTGGGCGAGGACAGGATAGTCTCCCGTGAGGGCGATGTCTACCGGGATCCCGGCCACGGGAGACATGGTGACCGTGCCGGTGCCCGCGATAGTGGGACTGATGACCTTGATCCCTGATGCGTTTAGCTCAAAGGCAAAATCTCCGTTGTCTGTAGTCCAATTTATCCCGGAATCAATGCTGACCAAGATCTGTCCACCCGCGTAGGACCCATTCATCCGGTATGTCATCCGGATGGCATTGGAGGAGTTACCGGCAGAGAGGGCCAATACTAAGGCATACTGCACTCCTGCTGTTAGGGGTAGTGCGGAGGAGAATGCTGGGGATACCTCGGTTCCCGGATAACTGGTGCCAAGGCCGCTGTAGTCAATGCTGGCGGAGGTCAGCGCTCCGCCGGTCGGCTTGTGCGTCACTCCATCTGTGGCGTAAACTGATAATGTCAACGTGCCGGAGGGTGCCCCCAGCTTGGCCAGTAGTAGGTTCACGGAGTTCAGGGAGTAGCTGGTCAGGGGAGTTACAATCTGACATAGCCAAGTCGCATCATACACGGCCTTGGTGTTGTCGTCGTAGTAGTGGTAGCCGTCCTTGGGGGCAGTGATAGTGGTACTGCAGCCCCAGACCTCGAAATACATGTCGGTCCCAGTCGTGGCAGACCACAAGGTCCCGGAGTCGGCGGAGCTGCAGAGACTGCCCCCAGCATAGCCCGGCGAGGACACGTCGGCGTACCAGCCGCCGTATCCAGAGGACCAGGTCCCCGTGGTCTTGTGCACCACGATCGCGTACTTGGTCCCGGCGTTTAGCTGAGTGTTAGCGGTGGACGTGTACTCCCACCAGTCCCAGGAGGTGAACATGGCCCCGACACGGGTCAGGGTCTCGATCAGGGTGGTCGGGAGTCCTCCGGACGTCGCGTACAACGAGACCTGCGTGACGTCGGCCGTCCGACCAAACGCCCACAGAGCTACAGATCCTAATTTGTAGGCAGTCGCCGGTGTAAACGTCTGGGCCAACCACACGGCGGAATAGTACCGCTCGAAGGTGTCGCCTCCTGTGCTGTAGTTGTCCTGACGGATCAGCATGCTAATCCAACGTCATCAACGGGGTTGAGGCAGCAACGACGATCACAGTGCCGGCGGGACAGGGCGTCGACGTGATCGAGGCGTACCCCAGGAAGGTGCCTCCGCTCCCTGCAGTGAACAACGCCCCATAGGTGAGGGTGCCCTGATCTCCTGTCGCTGCAGGGAATTGGATGTCATTGTTGTTCGAGATGGTGCTACCGCTCAGCGTCACGGCCCCGACGAGTTGGCGGACGTAGCCAGTCCCGGCAGATGGTTCGGAGATCGTGCTACCGTCCTCCCCAGGATCGGCGGTCGAGAGCGCCAGATACAGCGTTGGGTGCCTCGTGAGGAAGTCCGTGAGCATCTCAGTCTCGACCGTATTACTCAGACTCATCGCTGTCTCCCTCCGGCATTGACGATGATCCGCTGCCCCTCCGAGGATCGCATCGCCGCCAGCGCCGCATCCATCGAGTTGACCTGGATAATCGTTACCTTCGGCGGCTCCTGGGCCTTTGCTGGGGCTGAAACAGGGATCGGGACTATCTGCCCAGGGGCGGAGGGGACATAGATCTCCGGACGACCCCGCTCACCCACGAGGTAGGCTTTGCCTGCCTCCACCGGGCCACCTTCCGCCCTGGCCCCACCAAACAAGCTGGATCCCTCCGGGAACAGGCTGTTCAGCCCCATCCGGAACGCGAGCCGAGTCAGGTCGCCGAGCATCGCGTCGACCATGCCCTTGAAGTTGACCTTGCCGGTCGTCGTGAAGCTGACCAGGGCGTCCTCCGCAGAGGAGAACGCGTGGGTCAGCGTGACCTCCATCTGGGTGCCGTACTGGTGGATGGTCTGGCCGATCTTTTGCATGCCGCTGTCGATGCCAGCATGGAGCTGACTCAGGCGCTGGACAGGGTCTGACTCTGGCGTGGGAGCTGCGCCGCCGGGAGTGCCCGGTAGACCCTGTCCAGTGACCTGGGCCTGCTTCGCTAATCGCTCAGTGGCGATCTGGTCGGCTCGGTCGAACATCTCGTTGACCGAATCTTCGAAGAGGGTGACCTGGTTGAAGCCTTTGGAGAAGCCAGTTGCGATGTGCTCCCCGAAGCTCGCCGCTGCGCCCTCTGCTGAGTTCTGCAGCTGCGGAATGACGGCCTGGTTAACGGCCTCCTGGATGCCCTTGCCGATTCCACCAGGGAGCTGTCTCCAGACGATGGTGACGGCTTGCAGCACCTTGTGGAGGCCCGTGTTTACGATATTGAGGAGGTCATTCATCCATTGCGTGGCGAGGTCCTGCAGCATGGGTCCGAAGCTCGCGAGGGCGGCACCGATGGCGACCAGCGCCCCACGCCATATGCTGATCCACCCGTCGAGTCCCTTCGCCGTCAGGCGGATCAGACCCTCCACGGAGAAACTGACCCCGTCGAAGACGGTGGTGATCCCGCTGAACTCATCCCTGAAGAAGTCGATCAGCATCTGACCAGATGTCTTGATCCGCTCGAAGGCCGCCTGGCCGAGGTCCGCGAGAGTCGTGGTACTGTCAGTTGATAGTTTGATTTCATTGCTGAATGAAATCAAACTACCAACTGCCGCTCCCAGTGCTATCCCCCAGAGGCCCGTTGAGCCAACTAAGAGCGTAAGTAGTGAGACGAGTCTGGGCAGCGACGCGATTGCCATCACCGCGAGAGCCCCGTCGAGGATCGCGGTGTGCTCGGCCAGGAATCTGATCGCGGTCGTCAGGCCGTCCACAGTCGTCTTCAAGATTGAGTTCGCGCCACCGAGCTCACCGATGGCTATTTGCGCCGCATTTGCAGCGGACCGAAGTCGCTTGAGGGCACCACCGAGATTATCGTCCATGATCGCAGCGGTCTTGGTAGCATAGCCCCCGGAGTCCCGCATCGCGTCGGTCATTTGTTTTAGTTGGGGGATTGAGTGTGACAGGATCTCGAAGGTTCGGTCGTTCATCCCGCCGAAAAGCTGCATGGCCTTCGTAGCATCGATGCCGGCATTCTTGAGCACTTCGAGGGCTCCGGTCAGGCCGACCTGTGAGACCTTAACTTGGTTAGCACTGATGCCGAGCTCCATCAGGACTTTCCGTGCAGCGTCTGACGGGTTCTCGAGCGTGGTCAGCATTTGGCGGAGACCGGACCCGGCCCGATACGCTTCGAGACCCGCGTTCGAGAGGACACCAAGTGACGCAGAAATCTCCTCGATAGAGACGTGGGCGGATGCTGCTACTGGTCCGATGAACTTCAAGGCCCCACCAAGTGATTGCAGATTTGCGGAGGACGTAGTGACCGTTCTGGCCAGAGCATCAATCACATGAGCGGATTGATCTGCCCCGAGGTTGAAGTCCTTAAGGGCATGCGTCACGGAGTCAACGGCAGTAGTGAGATCGACATGGCCAATGGTGGCCAACTCGATTGTCCCGTTGATCATCTGGAGTTGCTGGTTGACGGTGAAACCGGCCTTTGTCATAAGGGTGTGAGCCTGGACAACCTGCGCAGCAGTAGTCTCGGTGGTGGCCCCCAGTTGTATGGTACTGGCGCGGAGCTGATCGAATTCTGGGGCAGTGGCTGTACTCGCGGCCCGCAGACCGGCTATTGCCTCACTGAAATCAGCTATCGCGCGGACCGTGGAGAAGAGACCGACGCCGACACCGACGTTAGCGAGTGTCTGCTTCAGGAGGTTCACCCCCTCCTGTCCCTTGCGCGCGGACTCTCCGATACCCTCTAAGCTCCGCTGGACGATGCGAGAGCCATCTTCGGTCACCACTATATTAATCCGCTCGTCGGCCACTATTCTTGCCCTGTATCTATCTTAGCCCCAGCCACCACCGCCACCGCCGCATCGATGGCCGCCTCCACGAACATCGCGGGTGCCTGAACCGAGGTCCCCCGGTTGAGCGCCCCGATGTAGCCCACGTTGTTCGAGATGAAGATCACCTGCTCCGGAACCCTCGCCGCGATCTGCTCCTGTCCCTGAGCCAATGCTCCCCGAGCATTGGCTCCCTCCCCCAGCTTCCCTGCGTCCTGCCCCTGCCGCAGGGGGCTGTACGGCTCGATCACGTCCTCCCTGGGCCTGCCCAGGGAGACGAGCCAGTTGGATCGTGCTCGGCCTGTGTCCACCGGCGTGGCCATTACGACCGTCTGGTTGATTGCGAGCGCAGCGAGACGCACGACTCTGTTCACCTCGCGGGGGACATTGGTGGCCCGTATGTTGATGCGCCGGATGAAGTTGTCGAAGTTGTCAGCCATCAGGTGAACCGTCCTCGGGAATCCCGACGTCGGTTGCCAGATCTCGAGCGACGAGCCGTCTTGCGAACACCGAGACCGTGACCTATCCACGCAGGAAAGGAGAACGGCTTTACGGTCCCATCGCCAAAACGCTTTAATCTCTTAGCCATCGATCACTTCCTTCATTTAGGTGAATCGTCCCCGTGAGTCACGACGTCGGGATTCCCCACGTCCCAGGCGATGAGCGATACGGGTGATAGAACGGAGCCGCCCCACAGACACACCCTTCCGCCGGGCGACGTGCTGCTCGTGCCGCAGGCTGACTCGGGCCATCCGAACGACTCTCGGCAGGGTCTTCATGCGAATCGTCCTCTTGAGTCACGACGTCGGTTGCCGCGCCCTCCGCCGGGACGAAAAGAGATGCCTCGATTCCCTCGAGTCAGTCTTCCCCCCTTGGGCAGGCCTGTGACAGCATTAAAGCCGGGATGGGCTCGCATCCAGTTGGCGTACTGCTGTTGGAGTGGTACTTTCTTCGTTCGCGCCATCACTTCTCCTTTTCCACAGAGATTCCCTGGGCAAGAGTTATGAGAACGAACTCATTTGGGCTGTGTTTTCGAATGGCTGAATTGAGATGAGATCGCTCACCGCATAGTGCACCTTTGACGTGTTCAATCCATCGTTTTTTTTTTCTACAGTCTTTGTGGTGAAACCTATGTAGATTTTACCACTGGGAGAACAGGCACCATAGACAAAGGCCATAATCACTTCATCTCTTTCCTACTCTCCTGATACTTCATGTCTTGCGTTAACCAGTTGAGGTAGTCATCAGCATTCCGCAGCACTGCCTCAATACAGACTTCTTGACCACGGGACCGAAACATGGATGTTGCTGCCCGGAGGGCCTCGATCCTGATGGCTTGGAGATCATTTGGTAGACTGGTGGATTTTGGTCTATCTGACATCGTCACTCTTTCTACTCTCCTGATACTTCATGAAGGCCGTATCCATGGCCCGCACAAAATAGAACAGATCGTCCCGCTGCTCGCCGGTGATGCCGTAGGCTTCGGTGTAGTCAGCGATCGCCGTCCAAGGAATAGGACAGATACCCCATCCCGAGGGTCGGCATGAGTTCAAATCTAAGAAGGCCCCGTAGTACAAGTCGAGGCCGAGCCAGAGCTCCGGTGCATCCTGGATCCGCTGCGGGAGAGGTAGTCGCTCTTGCATGCACTGGTCTATGATCCTCTTCTCAACTGGTCCTTGCTCTATGGAGTAGAGCAGGACCTCCGTCAGTTTCCCGCTGCGGCCTCGTCGAGCTCGGCGCGGAATAGGCTGATCGACTCCGCCTGCTGTCTGACGTCCTGGAACAGGTCCGGTAGGTTCTTGAATACCAGTAGGCAGTTCTCCGGCGTCAGCGGCAATAGATTCTTGCCGTCAACTCCGGCGTCAGCGGGGCTGATGCCGGGCACCCACTGATCATCGGCCCTGGTCTCCCACCCGAGCACGACGGTCTTGGCGTATGCCTCCATCAGGATCTCCATGGCCCGCTCATTGTCGAGCGTACCGGCCGCGATGGCCCGACGGATGGGTTTGGTCATCTTATCGAGGAGCTTGGCGTAGCGCTTGTTTGCCCCGCCCGCGCGGGCGATCCGGATGCGGGTGTCCCCGTAGTCAAGGACAACCCCGTCGTTCTCGACTCGCTCATCAGTCTTGAAGAGTTTCCTAAGTCCCATTGCTCTGCTCCCAAAATGGTTGTTACATGAACCGATCCCTGGCGTCGTGGTGAGGGTTACCCCTTCCTCGTCTGACTGTCTTGATCTTCCTCGCGTAGCCCACCCGGCCCAGGGCAGCCACCAACTTACTACGCTCCCTGGGCATCCGGAGGTAGGTTTGGGCCATGCTGGCGTAGTCACGCTTCATGTATACCTCCTACAGGTCCGCCGCGCTGGGCAGGTAGTCGAAGAACGACATCAGCAGCGTGTGGTCCATGGTGCTGACGATGTCAGCTCCGCTCGAGGCCTCGCTCGTGATAGCCATCGTGACCGGCTTGTCCTGCACGACCGTCATCCGCCCATCACCCAAGGTGAGCATCGGCAGGTCGATCACGATGCCCTTGTTGTTCTTCACCATGCAGATGTCGAGCGTGACGTTCGCGTTGGCCCTGATCGCCGTGACGGAGGCGACCGCCGTGAAGTACGCCGTGAGCTTACCGCTCACCTTGAAGGAGCCGATCGAGGTGTTGAACGCGCCGAGCACTCCGACGGCCTTGTCTGGGGTCACCCCATTGTTGATCGTGAGCGTGATGTCCTGGCAGAAGGCGAACAGCGGAGTCGGTGCAGCGTTCGTCTCATCTTGGACGGCGAGCTTGATCCGGCTGAAGTCGGAGGTTGTATTGAACGCGGTCTCCTTGGGCATCGTGACGCGGGTTCCGGTCTTCGGTCCGGCGGATCCAGCGAGTACCTCGGTGTCCATGGCGACGAACGCCAGGTCCAGCGTGACCTTGTCGGCAGCTTTGACGTTGATCCCGAGGTCGTTCGGCACGGCCCCGGTCAGATACTCCACCTGGTCGTAGGTGTCGCCGGAGTCGGCCTTGCCGAGCGTCCGCTCCAGGTTGTAGGAGCGCTGCACGATGCTGCTGCCGGTCTCGTTCATCAGCACCCGGCCGAAGAAGACCTGCACGAGCAGGGTCGTGTTAGCCTCGGTCGTCATAGTGCTCTGGGTCTTGTCCAGGGTGATCGTGTGGGTGACAACTGACCGCACGCGGGCGAAGCCGTTGTTGCCCGTCGTGCCGAACTTAGTCGCCGTCAGGTCACCGCCGACATAGATGAACTCACCCACCGCCAACCCGAGCGTGGTGAAGTCGAGTATCGTGCTCGTGAGTACCGGCAGCGATCCGGCCGTGCTTACGTCCAGGTCGCCCACGGCCGTCTCGAAACCCACCCGTACGATGGAGGCAGTGGCCACGGCGCTCTCGTCTACGAGGACCGCAGCCGTGTTGGCGCCGTCGGCCTTCGTCACGGTGACGTAGGCCGCAGCGGTGGTCGCGACCTTGAAGATACCGTTGTTTGCGGCGTTGGTGAAACCGGCCGTGAGGATGATGTCGCCAGCAACGAACACAGTCTGGAGATCGGCAGGACCCCCGGTCCCGCCTACGGTGAACTTACTGCCGCTCTTCGTCACCGCGATCGTCATGGTCACGACACCCAGAGCGTTCTTCGCCTCACCCTTCTTCCTGAGGCTCGCGAAGAAGAAGCCCTGGAGCAGGTCCTGCTGACCCTCCTGCGTGAGGTCCACGTCGAAGCCGCCCGCCGCGTTCAGGTCGGTGATCACTGATTTGCGGAATTGCCGACCGGCGTTGATCGGGTTGCGGACTTTAGTGGCCAGGGTCCCTCCGAACTCCTTATAGCCGTTTGGCTCGAGGGGGACCCAGATGGCGGTGCCGGGAAGGGTCTTGGGAGAGGCCTCTTCGGCATAGGCAAGACCTGTCAAGTTACTATTCACTTTGTTAGCAGCAGTCATGGTCTACCTTCCTTCTCTCGTTTACGACGAAGTCGTTGAGCCTCTATTCCCTTAAAGGAAGGTCCACGCGGACCTCGCATCTTTTCCCGAGTCTCTTCAGAATGTCGCTTGCCAATGTGGGCTATTGACATTCTCAGTAAGGAACCAGAAGTATGCCTCTTATTCAAATTCCAAGGCACTTGACCACTATGGGACAAGGACAATTTTACCACTGTTTCGGGAGAAGCAAACTTACCCTTATTCCATGGAGAATGACTCTTTCTCTTTAATCCAGGAGTTCCCTCTCCTCCAGTAGTTAAATTATATCCATTTGGGACCTGCGTTCCAAGCTCCTTAATCCACCAGATCTCCTGCGCTATGGCCTCTTCAGCCATGATCCCTTGAGACAGGGTCAGGATTACAGCGTTCTGAGCTCCGTATTTTCGAATAGCACGAGAGATCGCTCTATTGAGACCTCCTTCAGCACCTTTCAGATGTCTCTCCCATCGATCTTCGATTGTCTTCGTGGTAAACCCTACATATAACTTAGAATTACCAGGCCAAGCTATCGCGTAGACACACGCCACTTCATCACCTTATGGTATCATACTCAAACCGAGCAACAACGTTCACCTGAAAGAAGTCACCGTCCTGGCCGACCTCGTTGATTGTCACGTTCCTGAACTCGACGCCGCCGGAGGTAGTCGTCCCTTCGTAAGCGTCCCGGATTATCGTATCCAAGTCGCTCGTCCCGATGATCCCTCGCCCGGTTGGTGAGAACACCTGTACGGTCAAGACTCCGTTGCGCCGGAAAGTCCGGCTGCCCTGCGCCCCGCTGAGCGTGGCCTGGCGGCTCTCAGTGTGGCGCAAGACCACCCGAGCCCACGCCGATTGGCCAGTGGGAGGGAGGGACTTGGTCCCCACGTTCTCGTATTTCAAACGAGAGCTATCCTGACCCCCCACCGTTGTCCAGGCTGCCTGGACAACGGTGAGGATCTCGTCAACGGCCTGATCGCGAGTCAGGCTCACTTCTTTCGGACCCCGCGCAGCGCCTTGTGGGCCATCCGGATCCTCTTGTGGGCGATCGCCAAGTGGCGCTTGGCTGCCGTCACGCCGATGTTGTCCAGGAGTTTCTTACGTCTCTTTGCCATATTGTCTTGCCTTTCTGCGGTTTACCGCAACACGCCCATGATGTACAGCAGAACCGTGTCTGCTGGCTTCACCTGCTCTACAAAGACGATCCGCCGGTGCTGGCCGCCGTCCACGATATCATTCGCCGTCATCAGGTCGAACGTCGTGGGCCCTATATAGCACACCTCCTCGACACGGTTGATCAGGTCCGGATCGATCGACTTCAGGTGCGAGGAGGCTGCTGCCCCCTTCTCGAATACAGCTTTTACTGATGCACTTGCATCAGGAAAAGCTATGGGGTCCGTCGGACCCCGCCACGGCTTGCTTGAGTCCGTCGGCTCCTGCTTGTAGCGATTCACCGTGATTGATCTCCCGAACTGGGAGATCAACTCCAGGACCGTCGTCACGAAGTCTGAGTAGTCAAAGCTGCTCACTTGCGCTTCTTCCTCTTCACATGCTGGGGTAGCTTTTTCGACACCCCATACTTCTTCGCCCAGCGCTTCGCGATTTTCGGGTGCCTGGCAAACATGAAACGCATCTGGGCTTTGCTTTTGAACGGCATGTCAGCTCCTTACCACCCCACCGAGCCGTACATACTCCGCCAGGAGGCGGTCGGCCGCTGGGTAGGACTTCGTTATCCTCACATTCGACCACGTGGTCGACACGGAGATCCCTGCCACCGACTTCGACTGGGAGGTGACTCCCGGCTCCACGGTCGGATCCGGGGCCAGCGCCGCC